TTAGAGGCAGAACATTTGCTCTTAGAGTTGAGTCCACTACTGTAGGAACAAAATTTAAATTAGGAACACCGCAAGTACATGTGGTGCCAGATGGAAGAAGATAATGTTAGTTGTAGGTATACCACAGTATGTTCAAGGTCTTACAAACGCTAAAGTTGACTTAACAACAACTGCTGAAACAACTGTATATACAGCGCCTTCTAATGCAGATTTTAACTCTTCTATTGTAAGCAGTATAATAATATCTAATGATTCTGGTAGTGCAGATACAATAACATTAACGATTACTGGAGATGGATTAAGCTCAACTGGGACTCTTACTAATCAAGCATTTAGTTTGTTTCAAGTTAAAGCAGTTGCAGCAAATACATCAATAGAGTTATTAACAAGAGATTTAGTATTACAAAGTGGAGATATATTAAAAGCAACGGCAGCTACAGGCGGTAGATTGCATGTTATAGCAAGCATACAAGAGTTTGCTTTACATAGAACGCCACAAAGCGCTTTATAATATGTTTAAAGCTTTGGTAACTATGTGCGTAATTGGAGCGCCTAATAGTTGCGTAACATTAGAGGATCAATATGGGCCTTATGAAACAGAGTTTGATTGTAAACAAAGAGCTTTGGCTATTAGCAGACAAGTTAATAGGTCATATCCTTTGTGGAAACCATTTAGATATCAATGTAAAAAACTACCAGCAGGGAGATTAAAATGGAAAACATGGTATTAGATGCTTGGAATGAGCTAAGTTATGTTGAAGGTGTTTTATTTACTGTCTGGTTATTTGTGCTTTATTATGGCAAAGTATGGATAGACAGCAAGTTTAAAGGGAAGGAATGTAAATGCTCACAGCGTTAATAGGACCTGTATCTAATCTTCTTGGTAAGTTTATAGAAGACAAAGATATGAAAAATAAGTTGGCACATCAGGTGGCAACGATGGCTGAGAATCATGCGCAAGAATTGGCTAAAGGTCAGTTAGCTATAAATCAAACTGAAGCAAAACATAAATCAATTTTTGTTGCCGGATGGCGCCCCTTTATTGGTTGGACATGTGGCATTGCTCTATGTTGGCATTTCGTGCTTGCGCCCGTTACTATGTTTGTATGTGCGTATTTAGCAGTAGAAATACCAGAGCTTCCAACTTTTGACATGGGTTCACTTATGACGGTCTTGATGGGAATGCTCGGATTGGGAGGGCTTCGTAGTTTTGAGAAATATAAGGGGCTAACTAAATGATGTTGTGGCATTGGCTTACGTTATCAAAGTTTTTTAACAAAATAGGTAATTATTTTTATTACAAACATGTAAGCTGTTTAAGAAAAAGACAAGGGAGATAGTCGTGGATATAGAGCAATTAAGAGAAGAGATAGAAGCAGACGAGGGTAATGTACCTGAAATATATCTCGATCATTTAAAATTACCAACTTTTGGAATAGGTCACCTTGTAAAAAAGACAGACCTAGAATATGGTATGCCAGTAGGTACACCAGTAAGCAGGAAGCGTATAAACAGCTGTTTTAATGATGATATAATTGGAACTATAGAAGATTGTGAAAAGTTATATAAAGATTTTTATAAGCTACCAGAAGAAGTAAAATTAATATTATGCAATATGATGTATAATTTGGGGTACACAAGACTCTCAAAGTTTAGTAAACTAAAACTGGCTGTAAATAAAGGTGATTGGGAATCTGCATCAAAAGAGATGCATGACTCAAAATGGAGAGTGCAAGTGCCTAATAGAGCAGAAAGATTAATAAGCAGAATGAAAGCAGTAGGAGCCTAATATGTTACCAGCAATTTTAGGGATGGCAGCATCCTCATTAATACCATCAACTGTTATGCCTGCCTTTATGGCATCTGCTTTAGGAACAGGAATAGGAACGTTATTACAAGGTGGTAGCGGACAAGATGCATTACAGAGTGCAGCTCTTGGTGGACTTGGTGGATATTTAGGCGGTCAAATAGGTGGCGGCTCAAGTGCATTTGGCGGTAACCCAACTGCTCCAGTTATTAATGAAGGAATAGGTTCTAGTTTGCCAAGTGGTATGAATTATGCTGATTTAGTTGCACAAAGTGGTGGCCCAGCTACAGCAGGTACAATGTCTGGAGATTTATTTATGCAAGGTTTAACTAGGCCAGAGGCAATAGGAACAGGTCTTGGTGGTTTAGCTGCAAGCTCAATGCAAATGCCAGAATATAAAAAACCAGAAGAAGACGATCCTGAAATGCCAAGAGGTATGCCTATTAAGAATACGTCAGTCTTTCCTGAGATGGGTTATGATGGAGGCAAAAAAGGTGAGTTTGATTATAGAATTGCAAAGAACTTTGCAGAAGGTGGCCCACTAGAAGATGAGGGTATGGCTCCTATGGACATGGGCCTTGGTGGTATGACTCAAGATGGCATGAATGACAAAGAGCTAATAAGTGGTGCTATAGACGTTATACAAGGCGAAATAAGCGATCCTGATCAACAAAAAGTAATACTAGCACAGTTTGTATCACAGTTTGGTCAAGAGGCATTACAAGACCTTGTAGCAAGAGTTCAATCTGGTGACATTCCAGCTGGTCCGCAAGAAGGAGATGGTAAGATAGAAGGTGCTGGTGACGGTATGGCAGACATGGTTCCAGCTACTATGGAAGGTGATCAAGATGTTTTACTTAGTGACGGGGAGTTTGTTGTTCCTGCTGATGTTGTTAGTGGTATAGGAAACGGCTCGTCTGATGCAGGCTCTAATAAGTTAGAAGATATGATGGATAGAGTTAGAGAATTAAGAACTGGTGGAACTACACAGCCACCTGCAATACCTGACGAGATGATGTTACCTGCATGATCTTTACAGCAATACCTAGAGAAGCTCTAGACGTTGTTTGGCAGGATGTAGCTTCGATGCTTGCAAAGGCAGTTGCTACAAGTAATGGTAAGTTTCACATAGATGATATTTACCGTGATATAGAGAATGGCACTTATAGTTTATGGCTTGCTATAGACAAAGAATTAGAAGGAAACAAAGTGGTAGCTGGTATAACAACAAGAGTAATTGCATATCCTAACAAGAAATCTTTAGCTATGGATTGGATAGGTGGCAATAGAATGGCTGAATGGATGCCACTTGCTATGGAAAAATTAACAAAATTTGCTACAGACTGTGACTGTTGTGCTTTAGAGGGTTATGGTAGAAAAGCATGGGGTAGAGTATTAAAAAGATATAACTGGGAGCCAGATTATATTGCTTACAAAATGGAGATAGATAATGGGTAAAGGTTCTAAGGCACCGCCACAACAAACAGAGCAAAATATAGTACAAAGTAATTTACCTAAATACTTTGAGCCATATGCCATTGACATGATGAAAAGGGCTGAAGCTGAGTCTAAGCGTGAATATACTCCATATGAAGGACAAAGACTTGCTGATGAGAATACAGATACTGCAAGATCAAGAGAGATGGCAAGATCAGCTGCAGAAGGTGGCATAGCTGGATTAGACACTGCACAAGCAGGTACATCTGCAGGTATGAATAGAGCTTTATCTGGTATGGGATATCAGTCTCAAGATTTTGATTCTGCACAAGCTCAAAAATATATGTCTCCATATTTACAAAACGTATTAGATGTACAAAAAAATCAAGCTGTATTAGATTTTAACAGAGGTCAAGCTGATCGTAACTTTGCAGCTAATCAAGCTGGTGCATTTGGTGGCTCTAGACAAGGTGTTCAACAAGCACTTGCAGGTGAAGGTCTACAAAGACAACTTGCAGATATACAGGCAACAGGACAACAGAAAGCATTTGAGCAAGCACAACAACAATTTGGCGCAGACAGAGATGCAAGAGCGCAGGCAGAGAAGATGGGCTTATCTGCAGCAGAAAGCTTATCTGGGCAATCTGCTCAACTTGCTGCTCTTGGTGAAAAAGCTAGAGCAGGTGATATAGAGTCAGCTCAATTATTAGAAAAGATATCAAAAGATAGAATGGCTAGGGAGCAAGCAGGATTAGACTTATCATATGAAGATTTTGTAAGGCAAAGAGATATGCCAAGAGAAGACCTTACATTCTTGTCTTCAATATTAAGAGGTGTTCCAGTTCAACCGTCTACAGAGACAACCAAGCTACAAAACAGAGACCCTTTCCAAGACTTGTTAGGAACAGGTATAGCTGGTCTTGGTTTATATAAAGGGATAACAGGATAATGATGAATCTATTACAAGTTCAAGATGACTTAAAAAATTTCTCTCAAGATCAACTTGTAAAAGAAATGCAACAACCTAGTGGAACTACACCACAGTTTCTTGTTTTATCTGAACTAAACAGAAGAAAAAGAGTTAAGGGTGACTTAGAAGCTAGACAAGCACAAAACCAACCTACAGTAGCAGAAGAAGCCGTTGCTGCAGCAGGTGTGCCTCAACAAGGCATGATGGGTATGCCTGAAGCAATGGCTCCTCAGAGTGCAGTGTCAGAAGGTGTAGGCACAAGTGCGCCTATGAAGATGGCTTCTGGTGGATTAATGCAGTTTGGTAATGAGATAAGAAACAGTATGGGTCAAGAGATAGATCCTTATCTAGATGGTGTGCAACAAGAAGCAGAGCAAAAGTTTAATATTGATTTAAATAATAATATGGGGAATATACAGACCGGAATTGTTCCTAGACCTACCATTCCTATGCCTGCGTTTCCTAGACCCGGATATAGAGGCCCTCCAACACAAATAGGTTTTGGTGGTAAAGGTATGGCTAGACCAGAACCAGCAGTGTTAAGGAATGGAAGAGATAAATATTTTACAAGCGCAAGAATAAATGAACCTTTTGGGACAGAGGCGAGAAGATTTGCAGAAGGTGGGGTTATAAGAGCGCAGGATGGATTGCCTGATGAAGAAAGTTATTTATCTAAATTTGGCTCATACATATCAGAGGCATTAAATCCAGATTTAGAAACTGTTATGGGAAGAATTGAAAAAAGAAATCCATTCGGGATGTTAGGAGCATTATCTAGTCCTGCAACTGATGCAACTTTAGATAATGAGAAAGAAAAAGAAGAAACAATAGACGCTGAAGGTATTGATCAAGGTTTAAATGATGCAATAATAAATCAAACAGAAAATAAAAATCAGCCAAAGTTAAATTTAACTTCTGGCGATGAAAATAAAACGTTATCAATAGAAGAAGAGCTTCTTAAAAGACAGGCTGGATTAGATAAGAGCAGAAACTTTGATAAATACATGGCACTTGCTCAAGCTGGTTTAGGCATACTTGCATCTGAGAAGCCAACATTAGCTGGTGCTATTGGTGAAGGTGGAATGCAGGGTCTAGATGCTTTTAATGCAGCTAATAAAAGATACGAAGAAGGTATTACCGACATCCTTAACGCGCGCAGCAAGATACAACAAGCTAGAATAGCCGCTGGAGCTAAAGGAAAATTAACTCGATCTGGTGCTATACAAGCTTTGAATAGCTTTAGCACTTCTATATCATCTAAAGAAAAATTAATTTCAGATATTATGAAAGATTCGTATAACTCTCCAAGCGAAGAACAGAAAAATGAAATAGCAGCGTTAAGAGAATCTATAAAAGATTTAGAATTTCAAAAAAGTCAATTATTTGGAGAGGCTAAGATAAGACCAAGGCCTTCAATTAATGTAGGAAAGTTACCGTCAACACAAAAGGCATCTTAAATGGGAATGTACTCTACGATTAGTCCTTTATCTGGGAAGCTATATGACTTTGAAATAGAAGGTGAAACACCTAATCAAGAAGAATTTGATAAGATTCAAAACTATATTTCTACTGATGGAAATTATAATCAAGAAGTCCCCGCTGCGCCCGAAGAAGATGAAGGCGGATTACTAACTTTTGGTAAGTCTACTGCTGGAGGATTTTTATCTAGTCTAGCTCAAATTCCCGGAGGTATATCTGCATTAGGAGAATATGTTGGTGGCTATGATATAGGCTCTACTGATTTTGGTAAAGCTGCTCAAAACTGGTCTAATGAAGCAGCGTTAGGCTTACAAGATACTTTTGATATGAATGAAAGTATATCAAGTAAATCAGGTCAAGCTGCTGGTTCATTGCTTTCTTTCTTTATTCCCGGAACATTTGTGGCTAAAGGAGCCTCTTTATTAGGCGCTGGAGCAAGAGTAGCTGGAGCATCTGCTTTAGGAACGATGGCAACGCAAGGTGCAGCTTTACAAACATCTGATCAATTAAATAGAATGGCTAATTTTATTGAGAATGGTGGTGAAATTGATGAACAAACTAAAAGAGATGCAGTTGGTTTAAGTGCACTGTTAGGAACAACCGAGGCATTGCCTTTTGCTCCTATGTTCAGAACACTTGGCACTACAATGAGAATACTCAAAAAGGTTCCTAAAGCCGATATAGATAAAGCATTAATGACGATAGGTGGTAAATTAAAAAGATCCTTTGGTGCTGGTATTGCAGAGGGGGCGCAAGAACTAGGTGCTGGAATTGTTCAAGATTTGATTGAGCAAGGTTTATATAATCCTGACCTTGAGGTAGGACAAAGTGCTTACGATGATGCTGTATACGGTGGTGGTGCAGGTGCTGCTTTAAACTTAATTGTAGATAGCGTTAGAGGTAGGCAGTTAAATAAGTTTTATAAAAAAGGAATGCAACTAGACGAAGACCTTAAAAACTTAAATAGAGAAGCTACACAACGTCAAAAGAATTATGAAAATTATGCCGAGTCTTTGAAGCCTACTTTGCTATTAGAAGGACCTAAGAAAGACATACCTGAAACACAAGAGCAACGTCTCCTTCAAGGGCCTAGTCAAAAGATAGAAAAGTCTATAGCACCAAGAGCTATAGAGGACTTAAGGACTAGAGGAGAGAAAAGTGCATCAGCAACTATGGCCGCCGCTAGAGAAACCACTCAGCCATTAAATAATATTTCATTGCAAAACTTACCTAAAGACGAGGCTTTAAGAATTGCACAACGTAGACAAATGCGTGGAGCTGATCCAAGCGCAGATGTATCTATTGATGAATTAGAAAATACTATAGGCGCTTCAGCTGCAAGACGAGAGACAGCAAAACAAAAACCAATATTAACTGAACAAGAAAAAGATATTTATTACTCTCCATCTGGTCAAGAAAACCAAATGACAGATCAAGAAGTGGATTCAAAAAACAAAGAAGCTTCAATAATAGTGGAAGACCTTGCTGTTAATGGCAAGTTAAATAAAAATACTTTAAGAAAAGCATTGAACGATAGTTTTGGTGGATCAATTAAAATAACTAATACAGATGTTGATACTTATTTAAAGTTATTGGAAGAAGATGGAGTTGTTTTAAAAGATAAAAAAGGTAGATATGTAAAGGCCGATCAACGAGCGTTAGACATTAAAGCCAAGTCAGAAGCTATTAAGCAAAGAGGTAAAGAAATACTGAACCTGCAGAATAAAGCTATGTCAGAAGAAGAGATAGATAATTTAGCTATAGAATACATGGCACTAAAAAATGAAGCCGATGCATTAGAGTCGGCCTCAGAGAAAGCTAAGACAGAAAAAACAGAGCAGGTAAAATCTGAAGACGTTATTCCTGACTACACATCTAAAAGAACATCAGATCAAGCCTCAAAATCTCCATATACAGATGCCTATAAGTTAAAATTAACTTCTGTGCTTAATAATTTAAAGCAACAATTAAATGATATGGGTCTTGGCGATATTAGATTAGAAGGCGAATCTATTATTTCTAACCAATATGGCAAAGAAGATGCTTCGTTAGAAGGTTATTTTGGCTCTACCCCTGAAGGAAAACGTATTATTGGACTGGCGATGGATTTGTATGATCCTAATCTTACAGAGGCTCAGTTAACAAAAAAACTTTCTGGCGTTATGAACCATGAGATTATACACGCTCTTAAAAACATGGGAGCGTTTACAGATGCAGAATATGACATCCTCGTTAAGGCGGCCATAAAGAGGAAGTATGTTGGATTAGAAAAAGGTAAGTTTGTTAAAAAAGAATATTCTTATATGGAAAGAGCAAGCGCACTTTATAAAGACCAAGGATTGACTGAAGAAGGAATACAAGAAGAAGCCGTAGCAGAAATGTTTCGTGACTACGCAGATGGTAAATTAAAAGTTGTTGCAAAGCCAAAAAGTATATTTGATAAGATAATCAGATTCTTAAAAGCAATATTTACTAGCAATTATGATGCTGGATTTACTGAGTCAAATCAAATATTTGCAAACATTCTTTCAACTAAAACAGAAGTTGAAATCAAAAGAAAACAATCTGTTCCAAAGTCTGCTAGAAGTTTAACAAAATACTCTACCGCTGGTATAGCTGCCGGGTACATAAGACCTGAGCTAGGTAACACAGAAAGAATAAAACAATCATTTAAAGATGTAACAACAAGAATAGATGCCCTAACTGAAGCCTCTGAAAAATTATATCAAGGCAAAATAAACTACGCACAATATGATAAGTTAGTTAATGATGTAAAGCCTATAGTTCCTTATGAAACTGTTCCTGCTCCTGCAACAATTAATGAAATGAGAGAGGCTTTAGCTGGAGAAAAGAAAAAAGCAATTATAAACAAATTACAAGAAATACCTGAAGGAACAAGAATAAAATTAAGATTGGATATTCCAGCTTACACAACAAAAGGCACATGGGTTCCAACTATACATAATATGGCAGGGAAAGCTATATCACATGAATCTACTGCTATAATAACAAATGCAGACTTTACAATGTCTGAAGCAGATCAAAATAAAGGATTAGATATAGCTAGAAGAAAGCCATTTGGTGCTGAATTTAGAGAAACAGGAGATATTACTAAAGCTAAAAGAATGACAAAATCTCCTTATGCTACAATTTCTGGTGATTTAGTTCAAACAACTCCTGATAATTCTTTTGCAGAAGCTCAAGCCGCTATGAATGATCCTACATTTATACAAGTTGGCTTTGATCCTGAAAGACATTCTTATTTTTACGATAGAACAACAACACAACCAGTTGTTTCAGCGGAGCGTGTTATACAAGTTGGACCACTTGTACTAGCTAAAAACCCTGTGTTTGAAGGCAAAGAACAATTTAAATACTCTAAAATATCAAATAAGCCACAATCATTAGAAAATAGATTGTTAGGTTTTATAAGAGATAATCCTGATGGATTTACTGTAGACCCAGATACATTAGAAGTTCCTAACAAAGGCTTTGCTGTGGCCCCAGTAAAAGAAGCTGAAATGGTTATAAGAGCAGAAAATCTTACTCTTGATGATGTAATGCAATTTGCTAAAAACTTAAAATTAATGACAGAAATATCTGGTAAAAAACTATATGCTGGTGGATGGGCATCAGATGGAATATATTATTTAGATGCAACTATGGTTATAGAAGACCTCAATGAGGCTCTTTATGTTGCTGAAGAAGGTAATCAGTTAGCAATATTTGATTTAGGAGAGTTTAATGAAATCCAAACACCAGAAGGAGTCGAAGGACTCAAAAATGCCGGTACTTACAGTAGTGAAGCCAGAGCAATCAGTGGAAGAGATATACGAAAACTTGCTGAAGAATTTTCAAAGGCAAGGGATAGAGGTTCTGCCGAGCAAAAAATAGATAAAAAGTATTCATCTATAGCAAGAGCTAAATCTACCCTTGATCCAAATGGTAGACCATTAATTGATAGCACTATTGTTAATGAATATGATAAAAAAGGAAATATCCTACCTCAACCTGAGTATCAAACTGATCCTACAAAAGCTAATATAGCTGTAGCTAATAAAGTTCTTAAATTAGATGCTCTTGCCAATCATCAAATTAAAAGAGGCGGTATAGTATTTGATATTCATTCAAAAAAAGCCGTAGAAAGAGAAGAAGCTAGGGAAAACGTAGCCATTATGATGGCGGCTGAAGCTGAAAAAGCTTTAGAGCAAGGCGATAATGCCATTGGCTGGTATGACAAAACGTTAAAAGCTGCTAAAAAAGCCGTATCAATTATACATCCTGAAATATTAACAGATAAAGATGCAAACTTAGCTTTTGATTTTGCTTTATCAGTTACATCAAATGGCATGGGCGTATTATTTAATTTTAAACATGCTGAAGAACAATATGCTGCATGGAAAGCATCTACAAACGGCAGATTTCCTAAAAAAGGCTGGGGCAAGAGATCATCTGCAATGAAAAAAGCATTTTTATTTTATAATGCAATGAAAGATAATGGAGTATCAACTCAAGAATTTATAGATTTTATGGACATGGAAACAACTCCTAGTCAATTAAAACAAAATCAATTTGTAAAAGAATTAAAAATTACGATATCAGGTGGAGAATCAGCCAACACGCCAGTTACGGGCGCTTTTGTAATAGGGCCTAAGATAGGACATGGCTTTTATCAAAACTTACGAGGAAATTACGATAACTTGACAATGGATATATGGTTTATGAGAGCCATAAACAGATTGACTGGTGACGTATTTAAAAAACCACCTACACAAAAAACATTAGACAGAAACCTAGAAAGAGTTTTATTGGCTCTTGATGGAAGAAAACAAAGCGCAAAACAAAACGAAGAGCCTACTGATAATGAATTAACAGAATTAGATAGAGAGCTAATAGACAGAACTCAAGAAGCATTGAGTATGGATATAACTAATGCAAATAATGCTTTACTTTTTTCTGAACAATTTGTTAAGGAGTATCAATCTTTTAGAAAAGAATTTGAAAGTGAAGGATACCAAGCAGGCAATATGAGATTTGGCACTAAACTGCCTGACAAATCAGAATTACAATTAGCTACTGAAACACATTTTAATAATACACAAACGCAAGAGCAAGAAGCTCCAAGAGGCGCGGCTGATAGAGCCGCTATGCGAGAAATAGTAAATAGAGCAAGAGCTATATTAGAAGCAGATACTGGAATTAAAATTACTAATGCAGATTTTCAAGCATTGTTATGGTACGCAGAGAAGAGGTTTTTTGAGAAGCAGGGTGTTTCAAAGGGCACAGGCGATGACAATGACTATCTTGATGGAGCAATATATTTATTAAAATTGAAAGGATTTGAAAATGGAGAAATCTCAGATACACTCCCCGAAGCAGAGCGAACTAGAGTCTATAGTAGAATCAGTGCCGGAAGAGGAGATGGACAACTTCGCGAAGGCGATGATTCAATTATTGAAAGAGAACAAAAAGAAGAAGCTCTCCCAGTAGACCCTGACTTTGATCCTTATGAAAATTTACCTGCAGAAGAAGCTTCTAGACTTGAAGAAGCTAGTTTAGATTATAAATATTCTCAAATAGCAGGAAATCCAAGAGCCTTAGATGACCCTAACTATCCAATAAGACTGCCTCAAAGATTTTTAGGCAGAAAAACTGCAGGATTAGGCGGATATAAATATAAACCATCTTATCCATATGGAAATCCAAATCAATATGGTTATGCAAAGACTATGAACGGCGTAAATGAAATAGTTGTTGTGCCTCAAGGAGATCATTTTCCTTTAGAAAATAGAAAAGGTAAATATGGTGGATATGGTTATCAACATATTTTTGGAGAAAGATTTAATGAGGATGGCATTAAGCTGCCTACTCACGCTGAAAGTATACTAAAATACCACACTGTTATTGATGGTGATCCATTAAATTTACTATTTGATACAATGGAAGAATACAGAAAATACAACAGAGATATATCAGAGGGTCTTTATAAAGATGGCTCTATAAGAAGACCTAAAGATTATGGTATAAGAGTTTTTCCTGATGGTGGTGTAGGCAATAATGACATTAGAATTGAGTGGGACAATGCTCCTTTAGCGTTGCCTGTGAAGATGATACCTAATGCAAATGGCAGATTTCCAGACGGCTCTTCTATGTCAAAAGACAAATATGGGAAGCCTTGGACAAGACAAAATCCTAGACCTCAAGAGATAAAGCCTCAAGAAAGAACTCTTGTTCTTTCATTAAAATTTGAGCCAAAAGGATTTAAATCAGTAAAGAAAGTTTCTCCAAAGAGTTTTGCTGATAACGTTGCCCAAGCTTTTGCTCCAAGAGAATATGAGTGGAGGTCTTTATATCAAGTTAGAACTTTTTTTACCAAGCCACAGAATACAGCAATAAAAGATAAGTTTAAATATTCTACTATTAGCTCTAACCCAGCACAAACAACAAGCCCTAACTCAGAAGAGTTTGTTCAAGACATGAATCAAAAAGCTCAGAATATGACTTATGATAATTTGTCTAAATTCATAGCTAAAGGTTTGGGTGTTTTTTATGAAGAAGATGTTGCTAAGGCAAGAGCCCAGAGAATACTTACATATTTTCAAGATGCCATGTTACCCGTTGGGTCTATGATAGACGAGTTAAGAAAGAATGGCTTTACTATAACAGATGCTATGGACTCTTATATGCAAGAGGCTAACTATTCAGGAATAGTAGGAGATAAGGTTACTAAAGTACAAGAAGAGTTATTCGAGCCTATGATTAATGTAATGGACACATTAAATATTAGTGAAGAGAAAATACAAGAATTAAGAGACATAAAAGGTTCAGCAGGCTCTACTGGATTTTACGACAGTATTGAAAAAGATTATGTTGGTAAAAAATTAGCTATGACAGATGCCGTTTTATACGCATTTCATGCAAGACAAAGAAACGCATATATAAAGCAAAAAACTGGAGGCAAAACAGTCACAGGATCAGGAATGACTGGCACTGAGGCTGATCAAATTATTGATTGGTATAATAGTTTAGATAAAACAGAAATTGCTAAATTTGAAGAAATAAGAGAGTTTGCTAGAAAAATAAATGAAGACACTATAGATAGACGTATAGAGGCAGGTTTATTACCGGCAGATGCAAGAGACCCTAACAGACAACCTCCTATTATTATTTACACTGATGGTTCTTATGTACCGCTTCAAGGCGACAGCGACATAGAAGTTGAGTCTATATTAGATAGTCAGTACGGAAGGAAGAGAGTATTTACTAACTTTTTTGGAGCAAAAGGTAGGGAAGATAAATCAGCAAGAGGTAGAGCAGGCATAAACGATTATGCTGAAAATATTGTTGCATCATTGATGGCACAAAATAATAACTCTATAGACAGAGGCGAAAGAAATAAAGTAGGACAATCTTTTGGTAGGCTTGTTGAGGGCCTTGAAGAACAACCTGATGGCAGTATGGCTATAAACGACTCTCTTGCAAAAGAAATGAAAGAGATTGCTGAAGAAATAACAAATCTAAACAGTCAGCAAAGAAATCAAAGAGGAGTAAAGCCAGAAAATATTTTTACATATAAAGAAAATGGAGTAGAGAGAGATTTTCTTATAAAAGACCCAAGAATAGCTAAGTCTATGAACGGCGCTTTAACACCACAACAAAATGCCGCAATATTTAGATACATGGGAAAGTTTAACAGATTTCTATCTGCGGTAAATACAACCTATAACCCGTCATTTGTTATTCCAAACTTTGCAAGAGACCTTGAGACGGCAGGCATAAATGCACAAGAGTATGACGAAAAGGGTTTTACTAAAGAAGTAATGAAAGGAACTCCTTCAGCAGTTATAGGTATTGGTAAATTATTATTTGATAAAAATGCAGTGAACAAATGGACAGATATATATAAAGAGTTTGTTTCTGCTGGTGGAAAGAATGCCACTAACCAAATGGGAGATGTTAAAGATCAGATAGATAATATTGATAATATAATAGGAGATATATCTGATAGTGGTATTAAACAAAAATTAGGATTAAATAGAAATCAATTTGTAGGTAAGAATGCTAGATCACTGCTATCTATGTTAGATAATGCAAATACTGCAGTTGAGAATGGTGTCAGGGTATCTTTGTATAAATCACTTCGTGATAGAGGCGTGTCTAAGTCAAGAGCTGCGTTGGCAGCGAGGAACATCACTGTTAACTTTGCGAAAGGCGGAGAGAATAAAGCAGTAATGAATAGCATGTATTTATTTTATAATGCTTCTTTACAAGGTTCTATGGCACTTGTTAACGCGGCTACTAGATCATCCAAAGTAAGAAAAATGTGGGCGGGATTAATGGTGTACGGCATTATGCAAGATACTATTAACGGACTATTTTCTGGAGATGAAGACGAAGATGGTATTAGTGATTATGATGAGATACCAAGACATATACTTGAACACAATATAATTGTACCAACTTTAGGTCTTACAGGCGACAAGCATATAACAATCCCAATGGCTTATGGTCTTAATATGGCAGTTAATTTTGGTAGAAGTTTGAGTAGGATGGGCAGAGGCGAATACACCCCGGGCGAAGCAATGAGGAGTATCGTTGGAACAACTGTTGAAAGCATTAGTCCTATAGGTGCTTATGATAACTTCTTAAACTTCGCAGCCCCTACAGTATTTGACCCATTTATATCAGTAGGAATAAATGAGGATTACAAAGGCGATCCTATTTACAAAGAATCGCCTACCTACGCATCTGTAGCAAAAGCAAACAGTTCTCAATATTGGTCTAATACTAGTTCTATAGCTAAGACAATAGCTTCTAGTGTTAATAGCTTAACTGGTGGAGACGATATAAAAGGCGGACTAATAGATATGTCGCCTGACATTATAGAGTATTGGTTTGGAACTTTTACGGGTGGGGCAGGAAGATTTGCGATGAGAAGCCTTGAAGCTCCCGTAGACATATACGATGCACTACAAGGAGACTTTGAAGGCAGTCTAATAAACAGTATACCTTTAGCAAGAAAGGTTATAACAACTCCGTCTCCAAGAGCAGACACGGGTAATTATTTAGATAACAGACAAGACCTATTTACGTTAATAGCACAACTAGATATGGCAAAGAGGTCTGGGGATAAAGAAGCAGTCGCATCTATCTACGAGAATAATAAGAAACAAATAAGTATAGTTGGAAGAATGAAAGCCATAGATAATGCAAGAAATAGGATGCAAAGGCAGATAAAAGAGATTGAAAGAAATCCACAAATACCTGAGAATACAAAAAGAAAAATTATAAGAATTAGAAGAGATAAGATAAACGAGCTTCAGCAAATGGGTCTTATTCTTATGAGGTCTGCGGGATATAAAAAGGCAGGCTAGAAGTTAATTTTAACTTTTAGGTCTAAAAGTTTGCAATATAGTAAGTAATTTATACTGCAGCCGTTATCTAAACATGCTTGTTCAAGATGTAGCTAAAAGTTTGGGTTTCTAGATACATTTTTTTACGCAGCCTCCGCCACATTTTCTAACATTGGTTTAAGATGGTCTTCGATCTAGGGATCATATAAATAAGTATAAAAGCGACCATCTTGCACCAACTACTATCATACTATCATTTTTTCTTTTTTAGTTTGATTAACTCTGAGAGATACCATTGAGCCTTTTGCAAATCCTCTAGCCCATTCTTATGATTAAATCTCCACATGTACTTGATGACGTTCCCCTGTAGGTAAAATTGGTAGCCATCTCCCGTAGCACTTTTGATTGCGTCTATACATTCAACCTTTCCTTTTCTGTAGTGGCTAGGTCTGTTTACGTTATCTTTAGCTTTCATCTTGATCCTCCAAATAATCTTCTATGTTTAAAATTGTATGCTGATTGATGTATATGGGGGTATCTTCGCCTACCCAAGACCCAATTACGTTGTAATCAAAATATTCTATGGCATCATCTTCTTTCATATGATTGTCATGCATAAGTATTAATATGCATTTATCGTAATCATATATCGCCACTTGTTTTCTACCGAAGGCACTTATAGTTGTGCCTACAAACGCATCTTCAAACCCATCTGCTAGTCTCATTTATTTCTCCTACTCTTTTAAAATATTTTAATTCAAAGTGTGCCATTGGCTCCTGATCTTGCCAATCGTTTCTATCTGATCTACCACCTTGCTTGATGGTGAAAGGGGAAAAAAAATCCAAATAAGCTAATACATCTAGCCACGACACCAATAGTATTGGAGTTGTATTTGTTTCTTTTCCTAATCTCCTAGCCTCTAAAACTTTTGCTAGTGATATTATGTATGTTGGGAATGTTCCAAAATTATGTGTTCTGCATTTTACTTCTGCCCAGCCAACCAGCAATTCTGATCGATACATAGAATAATCTAACTTATAGGACATTGGAAGTTTGTGATAGACTATGCCCCAACATTTTGAGACATAGTCTAGAACTTGTTTTTCTGATCTTCTATCTTGTGAAGTTTCATATAAAGACCTAGCCATAAGTTTAATTTAACTTCTAGGACTTTTTTCTAACCAAGCAATTACGTCTGATTTCTTATAAAGTCTTTTAGGTCTGTTCTTTTCAGACTTAATTATTTCAAAACTTTTTGGGAAAGTAGAGTTCTCATCATTGATTATGTTATATAATGTCATTCGACTTATAGAAAGATAATTAGCAACACCATCTAAAGTCAAATAGTCTGATTGAATATCAGCATTATTCTCCGACTTTTTCTTTGTCATTTTCTTGCCTTTCATCAGGTGTGCCATCTTCATTAAGCTTAACCATAGCAACCATGTATCTTGAGCCAATCCAATCTTTGTGCAAAGCCTCAGGGACATCATTTGGATGTATTGTTAAACGTATGTTCGTTCCATTTTTGTCTTGCATCATGGATGTTTTGACTGCTTCAAAATGGACATTAGCAATTTTATTTTCTTCTTCCATTTAACTCTCCCTTAAAATGGTATTTCATCATCTAATATAGCACTAGATGATGATTGTTGTTGTTGCTGAGGGGCATTGCTTTTAGTGTAGCCATGTTGTTGCTCTTGTCTTTCTCTTTCAACATTCCCTATGATTCTTAAATAAGGAGAACCCGCCTTACTCATCTTTTTCCAACCAACTAAATTAATTTTAGGTTGGCTTATGCCCTCTTCCTTTTGTTTTATTATGTCGTTAACAACTTCCATTTCCAATGAAAGCATTCCTGAGTAATCAGGACTTTTGTCTGACCTTTTTTCTCTTTGGGCAAATAGCCCACCCGTTGCGGGATATTGATTATTGTCCATTATCTTCTCCTTTATCATTGACAATTTCTTCTGCTCTCTTCTTGAAAGCCTTTTCTACGTCTTCGTAGTCCTTTGGGGATAGGTTTTCTAAAACTTCCCGTGCCTCTTTATTGCTTTTCCAAAAGCCAACTATATCTGCTCTACTAGTTTTGCTTGGTAAAAACTGAATGAAGACTTCTTTAATAAACTCTATGCCTTTTATAGTTTCTTTAGTGTTATCTAAATTTATAAATGTTGCTTTAGGCAGATTATCTTTATCTTGAGTTTCATTAGTACCGCCCTTTATTTCCTCAGGTCGTTCCTCTTTAAAACTGTCAGCCTCATCCTCTGCATATACGTCTCCATGAAGACCAACTAATTTTAGTATAACTCTGTCCTTAGCCCTCTTCTCAGCCATAGCATATGGATAGCTATTTTTATTATTTGACGGGGATGCCTCGCCTATAGACCATTCTGACTTATCGCCCATATGACCCATGACCATTAGACTAACAACTCTTTTGCTACTGTCATTTTCTAATATTTGAGGGGCATCAAACTTAATGTTTCGAGCCACCGCAACTTTTTCCAAAGCCTTATGTAAAAGAACATAAGTTCCGTGACAGTTCCATCCCGCATCTGTGTGGTTCATTCCTATTTCTTTTAAGGTTTCTACAACCTTATCAGGTATATTGCTTTTCATTTTAATCCCCTACATACCAAACATTTTATTAATAAAATTATTCCATGCATTACTTACATAAAGATATGCCCTTATGAAAATATTTTTCTCTACTGCATTTGCTTTGCCTGTAGCCTCTGCAATATGCTCTGCTATTAAAGACCTATCCTTTGGTCTTTCGCTTATTACTCTAGGCTTTAATTTTACAAGACCACTTTTTTTAACTTTCCTAACAACTCTTTTAGGTATCTTTATTTTTTCTGTCATATCGATCTTCCTTTATATTGGTTACAAAAATCAGCAACTGAACAATAGTTGCCACATCGTGTGTACTCGCCACCACGAAATTCAATTTCTAAATGAGTTTTTTTGGCATATGCTTTGTCCGTTTCATTGTGCCATTCAATGTATTTGATAGCCTCTTCTTCGCTATCTAAAACTCTCAATGCCCTCTTCTGCCCTTTTTTCTTTACTGCCCATGTGTCGTTCTTTTTCCACATTTCTTCAGAACTACAAAGACCTAAATCCCCATGAACATCAGCCAAAATCTGTGCCTCTTGATGTAAAGCCATTCTGTCAATTATATATTTTGATGCTTTTTCGTGATCCCATAAAGGTATATCAACAAAAACTATAGGTGCTTTTGGATAGTCTTCTTTTCTCTCTGCGTCTCTTCTGTTCCAATCTCTCAAGATTGCACATATTTTAAGATTAGTTACTTTGCTTTTATTGAAAGCATGTTTGTCATTTACCAAATAGGCATAACAATTTAATTGATTTTCCCACTCAGGCTTTCCGTATATTACAGACCAAACTGACGTAACCTTGTAATCAACTATGGTTATTTTGTCGTCTTTTATCTCTTGCCTATCAACCGCACCTGACAAAACCCAACCACTAACAGTAGAATACAATCTCTCTTCTGTTATGCTATCTTCTGATTGTTTTGAATTTTCTAGAACTGAATGCACCGCAGTACCAAACAATGCCCAAACCATATCAACCGCATCCACCTCTATCTGATGATCATGCTTTTCTTTCATTAATCTTATCTTGGGGCTATCGATTAAGGTAGTGACAGATATGTCAGCTTTACCTTTACTGTATTTGTCGTTTATGGCAAAGTCCACAAAAGGTTGTGGCATACCAAAGTTATTGGTTATTTTCATGTCATTTCTCCTTACGCACTTTTATAGATAATAGGAATACCAATTTATGTCAACAGAAACCCAAAAAAAAATAAATTTTATTATCGAGGGCGAACCCGCAAGTAAGTCAAACTCAAGAAAAATAGTTACATTTGGCAAAAGACCCGCCCTGATAAAATCAGATAAAGCTAGAAATTACGAAAAGATTTTTGCTCTTCAATGCCCACAATTAGAAAATCTTATTGAAAAAGATGTCAAAGTAGAGTTAGTTATATATTACTCTTCAAGAAGACCTGATCTAGATGAGAGTGTTATCTTGGATTGTATGCAAGGAAAGATATATGCTAACGACAGACAAGTTAAACAAAAGTATATATATTGGGGATTGGATAGAGAAAGACCAAGAACTCATGTCAGAGTGTCGACTCTGGAAACATGTGATGTGCCAAGCGATTTCTGATTTGTATTTAGGGACTGCAAAAGAAAAGCTATCTGTGGCTGAGTGGATTATCAGCGATGACTATGATCAGGTTTGCGATATGGCAGAGTTAAATGCGAGTAGACTGAAAAAATATTTATTTGAAATTGCAAACAGTAAACCTATCGTTGCTAGATACTTGGGCGAGAAGTTGAAGAAGACAATTCAAAATAGAAGTTCCCCCTACTAGTTATAACAAGAACTAGTTATAAATATATATAATATAAACTAGTTATATATATACTAGTTATAACTAGTAATACTAGTAGAAGTTAAAATTAACTTTTGGAGTACATGGGCAAGTATGGGGCGTATGAGAAAGAAAGTATTTAGTTCCCAAACTTATAAAAATAATATTTTTTTTCATTGACGATTATTTTTTATGGCACTATCTTTTTCAAATTGCGTAAGGAGAAAACATGGAACTAGCATCAAACATCAGGGCTAATGCCCTCAGATTAGGTAGCGGTCAACACAAGGTTAACTGCCCCTTTTGTTCGCATAAGCGAAAGAAAAAAGATCAGAAAACAATGTCATTAAAAGTAGATAGCAGTCTTGTTATTTATAATTGTTGGCATTGCAATCAAAACGGGTCTGTAAAAATTGGAGATAATAACTTTAGGCTGATAAGGAGGAGCAATGTGGTTCATGCTGTAGACAAAAGATGGGATGATTTATCAGTTGAGAATGGCAGTATAGATTATTTAAAAAGCAGAGGGATATCAGAAAATACCGCAAAAATAGTAGGGGTAAAATTTAAAAAACATTACATTGCATCAGAGAAAAAAGAGATGCCTTGTTTGGTTTTTCCGTATGTCAACAAGGGCAATACTGAATTTGCAAAGCTGAGGTCGTTTCCAAGTAAGGGATTTTCTTCTCAGGGATCAGCGGTTAATTTTTTCAATATAGATAATGTTGAGACTAACGATTGGATTATTATTTGCGAGGGGGAAATGGATGCACTTTCATTTATCGAGGCGGGGTACAAATCTGTTGTTTCGATACCACATGGAGCAGTAATGAAAGTGGTTGATGGCAAGATAGATGCACATGAAGACGGGAAATTTAAGTTTATTTGGAATGCCAAGAAGAAATTAGAACTGTGTGACAAGGTTGTTATAGCTATGGATAACGACAAGTCAGGTCAGGCAATGGCTGAAGAGATAGCTAGAAGAGTTGGTAAGGACAGATGTTACAAATTAGATTATCCTGAGGACTGCAAGGATGCTAATGAAGTTTTAGTAAAGCACGGCAAAACAAAGTTAGATGAGATTGCATCAAATCCTAAGCCGTATCCCGTTTCAGGTCTTTACGATGCATCGCATTTTTATGAGGAAGTCGATGAGATATATGAGAAAGGTGTAGGCTCAGGGGCATCAACGGGATATGAGGAAGTAGACCCGCTATATACGATTGTCGAGGGTCAGCTAACAGTTGTTACGGGGCATCCATCAAGCGGTAAGTCAGAGTTTGTTGATCAGATAATGGTAAACATAGCAAAAGAAAAAGGATGGAAATTTGGAATATGTTCTTTTGAAAATGAGCCTAGAATACATATAGCCAAGTTAATAAGTAAGCATGTAGGCAAGCCATTTTTTGATGGCATTACACCAAAATTAAATAAGGAAGATTTGATTGAGGGGAAGAAATTTGTGCAAGATCATTTTTCATTTTTGTATCAGGCAGATGGCTCGCTATCTACGTTAGATAGCATTATGGAAAGAATGAAAGTTGCGGTAATGAGGCATGGAGTTAGGGGAGTTGTAATTGATCCATACAATTATATCTCAAAAGATAATTTAACTTCTGAGACAGATTGGATTTCAGATATGTTGACTGCCCTGAGAGTTTTTGCTCAGGCACATGGCATACATATTTGGTTTGTTGCTCATCCAACAAAAATGATGAGGAAAGATGACGGGACTGTTCCACCACCAAAAGGATACGATATATCAGGTTCAGCCAGTTGGTTTGCTAAAGCTGACATAGGACTAACTGTTCATAGACCTAAGCCATCAACGTCAAGCATAAGTCAGATAATGATTTGGAAATGTAGATTTTCTTGGGTGGGTTCTATTGGGGATTGTGACTTGTCTTTTGACAAAATAACATCTAGGTATAATAGTGTAGACAAAAGTTCTCATGCTGAGGACATGCTTGCACCAAGCGGATACAATATGCCAAAAGCAAAATCTCCGCCTAGAAGTTATTATGAAAAAGAAGAAGATGACGAAGACTTACCATTTTGAAAATAAAACAGTTAAGCCTGAGTTTATAGGCAAATCAAATAAAGTAAGGATGCGAGTGGTTGATCAGACTTGTTTAGACAAGTTGCTACTCCATGATAGTATATCGCTAGATCACTTCATGATATTAGATAAACTCCAAATGGACTACAATAGATCAGGTATGGTGGGGATAAGGGCATCCAATTACAATCCAAGAATTATCGCTAGCCACGACACCAATAGCAATGACAACGAGATTTTAAGAACAAAAGTTTTTGAATGCTTACGATCGTCTAGATCAGCAGGTGGATCTAAGGTTTACGACACTCTGTTAAAAATAATAACTGATAAGGATTTAAGTCGTATTGATATTGAATTTATTGAAAATAATATAGGTGGGATTGTTAAGCCAATAAAAAACTTTTATGAAAGTTGGGGAAATAGTTGACTTAATTAAAAGGTGGGATTATGTTTTGTGAAAGTGATTGTTTTCTCAGCATCTCACTTCTTACGCAAGAGGGCGGTAACTCCAATACCGCCCTCATTCTTTTTTTTATCTATTAACTCTTTTTAAGAATAATTTATTTATTGCTAGATTAGTGCATTTATATTTTTGCATAATTCTCTTTTCATTTTCAGTTAAACAAATTAAACGTAAAAACTTTTTCTTATCTTTATTAATAGATTTTTTCATTACCTTTTTCCTTTTATAGTTGAACTTACGATGCCCTCAGAAAGGACTGTTGTGTATATTTGGTTCTGTTAAGGTAGGTAATTATCTAAAAGTTTAATTTAACTTCTAGTCGTATAGGTAGTTTTTATTTTCCTCAATGTCCCACCTATAAAATATGTGGTCATCAATTCTCATTACATATGTTTTAGTTTCAGCCCAACTAGGATTGACATAGTCAGCATGGTAATGTGTTGCCCCCTCAACAAAGTCAGATAGATGCTCATTATAAACACCATTGGCAACATGTTTAGCATCTTCCCATGCCTTACCTTGTTTAGGTTTGTCACTCTTGCCATCACAGTACCAACTAAATTGGCATTTATTTTTGATAGGGAATGATGGTTTCCATTTGTAAGTTAAGCCTTGTTTGACTACCTCACAAACTGTATTGGGATACCTTGTATCATTTACTCTATTCATGACAACTTGTGCAACTGCAACTTGCCCTATGAAACTTTGATTTTTAGCCTCATGATATATGTTGAGAGCCAAGCACATTAATGATGTTGTCAGCATTATGAAACCTCCTCAAATGCACTACCGCCCCGCATGTGTTGAATGCCTGACGATGACACTTTATTAACTCTTCCTATTTCTTTATCTTTATCTGATAAGCTAGTAGGAACATCTTCAAATTTTTCATCCATCCCCAATTCCTGAGGTGTCATTTTTTTGTTACGTTCAACAAGGTCTTTATGAGAATTTCTAACATCCTTATTTAAAAATTCATAAGTGCTTGAGTGACCGCCTTTTCCTTTTTTGTTCATTTTATATTCTCCATTTTATCCATGCACGGCTCGTACAGAGATGTTTGTTAAATTTACTAGTATTCGTACAGAGAGGTCTGCCAACCCCTCTGTACAAGGCTCTAATGAGCCTTTGTTTGTGGCTTTCCATACATTTACCTGACATAATTTAAAGAGGTCTAGGTTTTGCCCATAATAAAAATCTCAAAGAAATATGTGAGGGGATAATTATCTAGGGATGTATAGCATTTAGGTTAGAGGGGAATATATATAAAAAACCTCAGGCATCCACTTTTGCCCACCTAATAGGAGTGACCTCTCCCTCTAATTATTTGACTTGAAAAAGATACTGCCAAAACTGACAAGTATCATTGTTAATCCAATAGAGCCTATAAACAAAGTTATAAATATTCCCTCTATACTTTGCATATAATATCCGTCAGGATCAGCTAATGTTACAATGGACATAAGCATTACACATATACCCATCAAGAATAATAAAATTCTATCTATATTATCCATTATTCATTCTCCCATTTTTCTATTTGCTCTAATAAATTTTCAGCACATTCAAGTCTTCCATCAAGTATGCCAAGTTCTCTAGCATCAACATCGTCTTCGTGACATTGTTTTCTTACGTCAGAAACCTCTCCTTTAAGCCATACTTTAACCCTACTTAAATCGTCAGGACATTCTTCATCTTTTTCTTTACCATACATTTTTTCATGCAAGCTATCCCTCAAATTTTCTAATTCATATATTGTATCAATTAGACAGTCCATTTTAATGACATCTTGCATCTCATTATATGATGTAGTGGTTTTTATTTTACATTCTTCTTCATTAAAATTATAGCTAGATGATATTATTTTCATTGTTCATTCTCCTCAAAATTTTGAACATGTGCGGTTACGTTTATTAATGATCTCAAAAACCTATATTGATCATGAGTTAACTGCTCGTAATTTACGTCTATAAATTCTTCCATCTCCATAGGCTTTGGGATGAAATGAAATTTACTATGCAAGACCCAATCTTTATAAAGACGATCTAATTTTTTTAAATGATATTCTTTATTCATTTAATATCCTCTCTTGATTACATGCATTGATTTAAGAAGTAGATCAGCAATGTTATCGTTACCTTTTTTTCTCAGGTGCGATATCTCAGCATTAACTAACCCCTCTACCTCCAATATAGCCTCAGCCCAAGAAATTTTCTCAGGCTGAAGTTCTTTCCATTTTATTTTACTCATAGATATTCCTCCAAGTCTATTTGCTGACTATTAAATTCAGCTTGATTAAATTGTTGTGCGACCTTTTGCTTTTCGATCTCAATATTGATTGCGATATCATGCAATCCATCCTTAATTAGATCAGCAATGATGCCATCTAATTTTTGAATTATCTCCAACTCTGTCATTATAAAACTCCTATGATTAATATTGATAATATTACTGATAAAAAGAAAATAATTTTTAAATAAAGATTTTTTAAATAATTATCTTGATACATTCTATTTTGATAGTGCTTGAAATTGTACTTCATTTTGAACTCCCAAAAGTTAAATTAAACTTCTACAGACCTGATTTAGTTGCTCTGATCATGTAATCTACAAAATCAATAAACGTATCACGATCCATAAATTTTTGAAGACTGCCCTCATAAAAGAATGGCTCTTTGTCAGGATCAGACATGTCAACAATCTCATGGCTGAATATCTGATCTCCAACAGTTAGAACGGGGCAATACATATACCCCTTATGAACCCAAGCGACTAAATCGCTTGGATTAACATTGCTTTGATTTAAATTAATTTGCATTTGATACCTCCTAATCTAACAAATTATTAATAACACCATTTGTTATTCTCTGAGAGACGTTAGTCTCTGCTCGTCTTAACTCAGGGCTTAATGAAACGATACACTCAGCGGGCTTAGTATCCCACAATGAACCACCTTTTTTTTCTACAATAAAAGGGCTAGTCTCAAATGATGCTAACCAAAGGTCTTCAATGTATGAAAGTACACCGCCCTTAGAACTGACGACATCAGCTTTGTACATTTTGATATTGTCTTGCTCTAACCTAGCAATAGGATAAGGCTTTACATCGATAACAAAATGAGGTCTGCCTTTATACTCAACACCTGACAAACCTTTTTTCCAAACCTTATGATACCACAAAGGCGGGACATGTATTTTTCTATCGCCCCATGTACTGTTTACATCTTGCTCGATACCTTTTTGTGTATCCTTTTCGCAGATAACTTTTGCCTGAGTTCTTTGATGGTTTTTTCTCCACCAATCATAAGCAGTATTTTTTGACGAGTGTATTGCTTTAGTGTAAACATCATACTGCTTATTAAACTCTTCAGTATTGAGAATAGAATTTTTCTTTTGATCTTTTCTATATCCTACTATAGACGAAAGCATAGTCGATAAATTGCTAATAGATTGTTGCTGATCATAATCTAAATATGATTTTAATTGCTCCATCTTGTCAGCTTTTTTCTTACAAAATAAAGGATGTTGTCTGTACTGATACATCGATGACATAACGTCAGCAATATCAAGATCAAAATCTTTTAAAGAAGTTTGTAAGTTTTTGATAATATTTAAATGAACTTTGTGCTTTATGGCACTTTGTCTTTTCTTACTCATAATTGTAACTCCAAATAATGATAGTAGTTGATGATTTGACCACAAGCCCAAATTAGCGGGCTTGTGGATAACTTAGTTTTGTTAGGCTACTTTGAGGTAAGTGGTCTCTCCAATGGGAGCCTCTTCCCCTCTCATATCGCTTGATACCCAAAGGATAGGATATCCAACATCTTGCTGAGGATAATCGCCAATGCCCATGTCAGTAAAGTAAATGAAGTTATCGACATTGATATTGTTCTCAGCAATATAATCGAAGACGGGCATTACTCTTGTACCGCCTCGACCTTTACATGATATGTCCTCAATCTGATCGCCTTTCTCATACCTGACAACATCTTGAACATCATAGTCGCATGTAATGATTGTGACACTTTCAGCACCTGAGCTTTCAGCGATAGCATTCAGCTCGCCCAAGAAGTGGGATAACTCAATACTTGAAACTGATCCGCTAGTATCGATGCCAACAACAATGTCTCCGCATCCGATCTTGTTTGATACGGGAGTGACAACCTCGTTTAAGTACCATTGTCTGCGATTAGGTCTGCGATAAGAATATCCCTCAGGCTGATCTCCGCCAACAAATCTGCGAAGTACATCTTTCCAATCAATCTGAGACCTCTTCATCTCGTCAATGATTTCCTTGATGTTAGCGGGAAGTTTACCCGCCTCAGTCTTCATTGAGTTGACCGCCATAACAACCTGAGCATTGATTGTTGCCTCTTCAGATTTGATCTGATCTTCAGACATACCACCGCCCTGATCTTCAACATTGCCCCACTCCTGAGGTTGAGGCTGACCGCTACCGCCACCGCCGTTTCCATCATCGCCCTGATCTTGTTTCAGTAGGTCGTAAATTTTTTCTGCTGACATACCTTTGAACTTGTCATCAATCAAAGCCCCCTCAGGAAGAACAAGACCTGACTGAATTATTATTGGATTGATCGCATAATCACATGCAATATTCCATAACTCAGCATCTCTTTTGCCCATCCTTAAATGATGCTTTAGGATACGATGGTAAGCCTCATGAACTTTAACTCCATCCAACTCAGCCTCAGATAAGGCATCAGTAAATTCTGCATTATAGAAAATACTTTTGCCGTCAGTTGCCATAGTAGGAAGAGAACTTTTCTCAACCATTGGCATTTGATAAAGGACTGAGGCATAAAAGCCCCAACCTTTTGAAAGTTTATCAAGCATAAGCCTGACCTTTGATCTTGCGATCTTCCTTGGTAAATCATGCATATTTGCACTCCTAAAAGTTAAAGTTAACTTCTAGGCAACGAGATATTTCCCGTTGCCCTTTGCAGATGCCCACAATCTGACATCTTTATTTTGCTTAAGACTGTTGTCCCTAGATAATGCATCCTTAAGAACAAAAGCTTGAAACTCCTCATTAGGTAATCTTTTGAGGTATTTCAAAATGTTGCCTATGTTCTTATCGTTAGCCTTAGTTGATAACGATGAACAAAGTGCATACATAATCGCAGGCTCTTCAACAATCTCAGCAGTATCAGGGCTTGCGATCAGCTTATCAATGTCAGGACATTTGTCATGTACATCCATATGAGTTTTAAGGTTTGCATAAGCGGGGCGACCAATTTGACCGCTGATAGCCTCAGCCATTGCCTCGTCATCCAAGTCCCAATTCATGATCTGTGCTGACCTCTCGATTGACCTTGGAGTTGGATAAGCATTCACTCCAACTTTAAACTGATGCAAGAACTCAGGCTGAAATCTCAACCACGATATAACTCTGTGATCAACACCGCTTTTAGCGAAGTATCCGCAAGTGTCCTCGAGGTTTGGCTCAATCTCTAGGAACGTAAGTCTATCGATCAAGTGGCTTGGCATTGTATTAGTCCCCGCCTTATCTGATAGCTTGTTCCCCGCTGACATTACATAGCATTTTGTTCTGTCTAGCTTGTACTCTCCAACTCTATATTCGTCAGCAATTTGAGCGAATATATTCATGTTAAGTACGGGGCTTTGAGGCAACTCATCGAAGAAATAAAGTACACCTTTAAAGCCCTCAGCCTCTAGCTGAGCCATGCGATCAGCATCTATATACCAATCAGGCTGAAGAGTAATCATCTTATCGCCCTGAGGCATTCTCATACCGCCAATGTCTGTAGGCTCTAGCTGAGCAAGTGCAATATTCTGCATGTAAAAGCCCAAGTCCTGAGCAATCTGTTTTGCTAGTGCAGTTTTACCAATTCCCATACTACCATCTAAATGGAAAGTAATTGGCTTAGTTGAAGTTTGAGCAACATTCTTTTTGATGCCCTCGACAATGATCTTTTTTGCTAATGATAATCTCATTTAAGCACTCCTAGTTTTTAAAGTTACACCATTATGGCTATTGTATTTGTACCAAATCTTACCGCTATTTAATGTAATAGCACCTTGATCTAGCCTAAATCTACGATACTCAGCTATTCTGAAATCGTAGACTGTTACGAGGTTAGGAATATCCCTATCCTCATATTTGAGAACTCCCCAAAATTTTCTGCGAGAGCCATCAATTTTTTTAAAAACACCTCGTATAATTCGACCGCCAAAGTGTTTAGTTATTTCCTGATTTTTATTCATATCTACTCCATGATAGTTGTTGTTATTGCTCGATTGAACAAGCAGAGACAGACCGCTTTGATCTGTCTCAATTTGTGCATTCGATTAGGCAGTAAGAGCATCAAGAACGTCATTAGTCTCTTGATTATCTTCGTTAGTCTCAGCCAACTTCTTTTCATTAGCCTTGTCAGTTGCGATGCGAACTCTCTTGATATCAGCCATATGGCTTTCGATCTCCTCGATCTCATCCATATTTAAATCTGTCGCTACGAAAACAGTTTGCTCAATACCATCGATCTTTTTGGTAACCTCTTTGCCGTAAACCATTTTAGCAATCTTCTCAGCAAGAGTTACTTCTTTTTTACCTGAGACCTTAGCTACAATGTCTGTCTGCTTTTCAAGGTTATTGTCAGATAAAATATTCCTGACGTACTCAGGTGTTGCCTGAGTTGGTACATTGAAATACTCGCAGAATTTTACACATGTTTCCTTGAGCAACTTGGCTGAGGACTTAGACAAACCGCAATGATTAATCAGGTCATCATACATGATAGCCGTTACACCTTTTGCCACGTTACCACTTGCAGTCCTTGGGAACTTTGCAGTATGAACGATGAAAGGCACATACTGATCTTGTACTTTGCTCTCATTAATTGATGCGACATTCTCTTTATTTGTATCCTTGAGACCTGAGACTAAAACCTCTGAAGAGGCTATTGTCTTAATGCTATCGTCTGAAAGTGCATAGTCTTGAATAATATTTTTCTGCATTATAAAACTCCATTTGTTGCAGTTGATTTTGAGGACATTAGATTAATGAACTCTTCTTGAGATAATTTTTTAGGCTTAGTCAAAATTATATATCCATCTCCATCTATTAAATTTGGAAATAAATTTCTTCCTAAAATTGATAATAATTTTCTCATGTTTAAACTCCCTCGCTATTTGTTATTTTTATTAACTCATCTACATCGTAATTTGATCCATTGATCCAATACTCATGTAACTCTTCCCCAATTATGGAAGTTACCGCTTTAGATATTGGATTGCATACACTTGAAACAATTCTAGGATTTAATTCGTTGACCATCTCCATTGTTTCATAATTGCCTTTATACTTAGCACTTGATCCATCATCCTCAGCATATGAGGAATGAACATCTGCGATATTTGCAAAGTTATAAGCATCAGCTAAAAGCCTTAGTAACTTGATCTCGTCTTGATTTAATTTCTTGTACATTATTGTACTCCTGAGTTGTTGATTGATTTGTTAGTGTCAGCCACTATTGAGAAACCCGTTTAATTTTAAACTTCTTATGTTCAGTCCATATCGCTCAGATCATCTCTGTGAATTGTGGGGGGCGGTTCACTCTTGCCGATCTTTAATTCTGCCTAGTTTCCCATGTAGGTCAGATCGGGATGTTTGTGGTTCGCATCAAACGGGTTGCCAAATAGGGGCTGACTTGGTCGCACTATTTATATAGCAATTGGCTAATGTATATGCAAGCCCAAATATATAAATAAATGTAAATAATTGTAAATGTTCCTTGTAACTGTTGCTGACGTTCAAATCTTTTTTTTCTAAACTTCTGTAAAAGTTAAATTAAACTTTTGGGGGCAATAAAAACTGCCCCCAAAATATTTTATTCTAGATGCAGTTCGATATCGTCATGATCAAAAGGCTCTTCACACTCAGGACAAAACTCAGTATCATGTAATATAGAACTTGGGAATGTTGCCCCGCATCCATAATAAGGGCATCTGATATCACTTGGCTTTATGTCGTTTTCGATCTCCTGATCTAATAGGATTTCGTGTATTTCTTGCTCTAGTTCTTTTATTTTGTTTTCGTATGTTATTTTTACTGTAAGTTTTTTTCTCATTGTCTCGCTTTCTTTTGTTGTTGTACTAACTATTACGAATGAGTTTAGAAAATTTCCGAACTCATAATTAATAAGATTGAGAGACTGTTTTTCTTGTAAATAAATTGAATTATTTTAATCTTTTTTTAATGATGCTCTGTAACGTAAGCCCCAAGCCAAAAACTGCGAAACAAACTTTTATGATATATCGTAGCCTATAACACCTTTTATCTCTGTATGGGCTTGTATGGGCTATTAAAGATAGTTTCACGAAATGAGAAAATATTTACAGTAAGTGAATGAGGTGCTAACTTCTGAGTGGCTTATTTTTTAATAATAGGAAGTAAAATTATGGCGGACAAAAAAGACGATAAAAAACCAAAGTTGAAAATAGTTGGAGGCACTCAAAAAGAGTTCAAATCAACAAGACAAAAAGAACAACCAATAACTGCAAAACAGTCAGAGTTTGCGAGGCTTGTAGCTGAAGAGGGAAAGACTGCAAGCGATGCTTATAGAGCGGTCTATAATGTAAGCCCTAACACATTAGATAAAACTATTTGGAGTATGGCATCCGCTTTAATGGCTAACCATAAGGTATCCAAGAGGATTAAAGATATTCAAAAGAGATTAGAGGAAGATAAGTTGACGAGAGCGGTCAGGCGTGAAGAGTATGTATTGAAAAGGTTAACTGAAGAGGCTGATCAGGCTGACAATGCATCGAGTAGAATAAGAGCGTTAGAGTTGTTAGGTAAAACTGTTTCAATGTTTAGTGATAAGGTTGAGATGGAAACAAAACAAGCTGATCGCAGTACTGAAGAAATAGAACAAGATTTAAAAGATAAGTTACAAAAGTTGCTAGGTGATTAGCCTAGAAGTTTGTATAATTTCGCCTCCCCTAAAAGTTAATTTCGACTTCTAGCTACCCCACCTACCCCGTATACCCCCGTATGTTGGTCGCCCCCTACGCACGCGCGTAGTTTATGTTGCACACTAAAATTATAAATTCTGTCAAGAGGGGGTCACCCCTAATATTTTTCTAGAATCTAATGCCCCCACATGCCCATATATGTAAAAACCAATAAAAAAAAGTAAAAAAAAATTGATTTAGGGGGTTCCCTACTAGTTATTACTAGTATATATGTTTATTTATACTAGTATAACAATACTAGTTATAACTAGTATTATATAACTAGTTGGGATTTTTCGATTGACAGACAACGTTATAAATCTAGACGACTTTAGAAAACAAAATATTTTCTCAGAAGAGGTTGAGGGAGATTACCCTGAGCTAGAAGAGCCTGTTGTTATTGGATGGGTTACTGATGACAATGGTGACAGGTCTTTGCACATTGTTTCTGCTGTAGACACAAAAGAATGTTTATGGATGATTGATCTTGCTCAGAGGATTGTTGATAACAAGCCTAGTGAATGCATAAACGAAAATGAATGATCTATCTAAAATAATAAAATCGGCATCTAAGAAGTTAGACCAGTTTTCTCCAGAGAAACAAAAAGAGATTTTAGCTTTAGTTGAAGAGCTTAGTGAAATTCAGGAAAAGGAACAGGCACGAAAAGAGTTTCTGCCTTTTGTTAATTTGATGTGGCCTTCATTTATTCATGGGAGGCACCATGAGATTATGGCAGAGGCATTTGAGAGGGTAGCCCGGGGTGAATTAAAAAGATTGATAATAAATATGCCACCCCGTCACACCAAGTCAGAGTTTGCCAGTTATTTATTTCCTGCATGGTTCTTGGGAATGTATCCAGATAAGAAAGTTATCCAGACAGCACACACTGCAGAGCTGTCAGTTGGCTTTGGCCGTAAGGTTCGTAACTTAATACAGAACGAAGACTTCCAAAATGTATTTCCCGGCATAGAATTATCCACAGATAGTAAAGCCGCAGGTAGATGGAACACAAATAAGCGTGGTGATTACTTCGCGATAGGTGTTGGAGGTGCCGTTACAGGTAAAGGTGCTGATATTCTTATCATTGATGACCCACATTCAGAGCAAGAAGCCACAATGGGTGAGTATAATCCTGAAGTTTATAACAAAGTTTACGAATGGTACACCTCTGGGCCCCGTCAAAGACTTCAACCGGGTGGTGCAATCATACTTGTGATGACAAGATGGTCAAAAAGAGACCTAACAGGGCAAATAATTAACAAATCTACCGAAAGAGAAGGCTCAAATGAGTGGGAAGTCATACAATTACCTGCAATTATGCCTTCAGGCAAGCCATTATGGCCTGAATTTTGGAGCGGTGCAGAATTAGACGCACTAAAAGCTGAATTACCTGTATCAAAGTGGAATGCACAGTACCAACAGGACCCTACATCGGAAGAAGGTGCTTTAATCAAGCGTGAATGGTGGCAGGAGTGGGATAAAAAAGATTTACCCCCATGTGACTCCATAATCCAATCATGGGACACAGCCTTCTTAAAAACGCAAAGAGCGGATTATAGTGCTTGCACAACGTGGGGCATCTTTCACCACCCTGATGATGACGGAAATGAGATACCTAACCTAATATTGATAGATTCTTACAAAGAAAAGCTTGAATTTCCTGAATTAAAGCGTGCAGCTTATGATAAATACTGGGAATTTGAGCCAGATCAGATGATTGTTGAGGCAAAAGCAGCAGGCTCACCCTTGATTTTTGAGCTTCGTGCTATGGGAATACCAGTTACAGAGTTTACACCAAGCCGTGGACAGGATAAGATAGCTAGGGTAAACGGTGTTACTGATCTGTTTGCAAGTGGCGTAGTTTGGTATCCACCTACAAGATGGGCGGAAGAAGTTATTGAAGAATGTGCAGCGTTTCCAGCAGGAGACCATGATGACTTGGTTGACTCAACCACACAAGCGCTGTTAAGATTCAGGCAAGGTGGCTGGATAAGAACAACTATGGATGACTGGGATGATGAGCCGAAATATAGAAGACCAGTTGAATATTACTAGAGGAAATTAGAATGGCTATTGAAAAACCTATGATTCCATTTACTGCTGACGATGATGTTATTGATGAAGATATAAATGTAGAAATAGTAAATCCTGAAGAGGTTACAGCCAAAAACCCTGATGCTGTTTCAGTGGAAACAGAAGATGGAGGAATGATAATAGATTTTACTGGAGAGCAGGTAGATGAAATTACAGGAGGTGATTTTGACAGGAACCTTGCAGAAGAAATAGATGAAAGTGATTTGCAGTCTATGGCTAGTGAGTTACTTGGTAATTTTCAAACAGACCAACAATCAAGAAGTGAATGGGCAAAGAGTTACGTTAAGGGTTTAGATTTACTTGGATTGAAGATAGAAGAAAGACAGCAACCTTGGGCTGGTTCATCAGGAGTGTTCCATCCAATACTTACAGAATCAATAGTTAGATTTCAGGCACAGGCTATGGGAGAGATATACCCTGCTTCTGGCCCAGTGAGAACTAAGATACTTGGCAAGATGTCTGTGGAAAAAACAGAGCAGGCTCTTAGAGTTGAGAATGAGATGAATTATCTTCTTACTGAAGAGATGACAGAATACCGTGACGAAACAGAACAGATGTTATTTAAACTTCCATTAGCTGGTTCAGCTTTTAAGAAAGTTTATTATGACCCAATCATGGAAAGGCCTTGTGCAATGTTTGTACCTGCAGAGGACTTTGTTGTTTCATATGGCGCATCTGATCTTATGACATGTGAAAGATACACACATGTGATGAAAAAATCATACAATGATATCGCAAAGTTAATGAATAATGGCTTTTATCGTGAAATAGAGTTACCGGAACCAGAGCCAGATTTCTCAGATATACAGGAAAAATATGACGAATTAGAGGGTGAATCTGCAACTATTGAGGATGATGACAGGCATACTCTTCTTGAGATGCATGTGGAAATGGAAATGCCAGAACCGTTTGAGGAAGAAGACGGTATAGCCAGACCTTACGTTATCACAATAGATAAATCATCCAGAGAGATATTATCCATAAGAAGGAACTATTACGAAGATGACAACAAGAAAAGAAAGAGACAGTACTTTGTCCACTACAGGTATCTCCCCGGGTTGGGCTTTTACGGTACAGGACTTATACACCTCATCGGAGGACTTGCAAAAAGTGCAACCTCAATTCTCAGACAACTTATCGATGCCGGTACGTTGTCGAATCTGCCTGCTGGTCTTAAAGCTAGGGGTCTTCGTATCAAAGGGGATGATTCGCCTCTCATGCCGGGTGAATTCCGTGACGTTGATGTCCCGGGTGGTGCGATCCGTGACGCTATTACTTTCATTCCTTACAAAGAGCCGTCATCAGTATTGTACCAATTACTTGGAAATATCGTTGACGAAGGAAGAAGAATAGGGTCGGTAGCCGATATACAGGTTGGGGACATCAACGCCCAAGCACCTGTTGGGACAACTCTTGCTTTGATGGAAAGGTCAATGAAAGTTATGTCTGGTGTACAGGCTAGACTTCATGCAGCATTAAAGAATGAGCTAAGATTACTTGCTAATGTTATCAAGGATTACATGGATGATACATATGCTTATGAGATGGAAGGAGACTTTTCTAGAACAAAAGACTTTGACGATCGCATAGATGTAATACCAGTATCTGATCCTAACGCAGCAACAATGTCACAAAGAGTTATGCAGTACCAAGCAGCTCTACAGCTTGCACAGCAAGCACCTCAACTTTACGACATGGGTAAGCTTCACAGACAAATGCTTGAGGTTCTTGGAATACAAGATGCAAGTTCAATAATTAAACTACAAGATGATATTAAGCCTGCAGACCCAGTTACAGAAAACATGGCAATGTTAAAACAAGAGCCAGTAAAAGCATTCAAGTATCAAGATCATGAAGCGCATATAAGAGTTCATATGGCAGCAGCTAATGATCCAAAGATAAAAGAAATTGTAGGGCAGTCACCATTTGCAGGCGCAATACAGGCAGCTTTATCTGCACACATAACAGAGCATGTGGCATTTCAATATAGAAAAGAGATAGAGAAAAATCTTGGCGTTTCTATGCCTAATCAAGAAAAACCATTACCAGAAGATGCGGAAGAAGAGTTGTCAAGAATAACTGCAGAAGCAGCAGAAAAGTTATTGAAATCTAATACAGCTGAAGCTCAACAAGCACAGGCACAAAGACAACAAGAAGACCCATTAACTCAAATTCAACAAAGAGAGCTTGCCATAAAAGAACAAGAGCTTGAACATAAGAAACAAATGGACATGGCTAAACTAGAACTGGAAGCTCAGAAAGCGATGATGAATGATAAAAATCAAACCGAAAGACTGGAGTCTGAAAACAAAAGAGAAGGTGCGAGACTTGGTGTTGCCCTTACAAAAAATTCTTCAGACGCTCAAATTCAATCTCAAAAGATTAAAAATGAAGCTGTCGCAGAAGGTACGAAGATTGCTGTAGACATAGCAAAAGATTTAGCAAATGAGTAAAAATGAAACTATATACACATACATTATCAAAAAAGTTCAGGAAGAAATAGATGTTGTCTCTGACTATCTTTCATCCGGCAGACCTAAAAACTTTGAGGAATATCAAAGACTTGTCGGTAAAATCGAAGGCTTGTCAATTTCCAAAGAACTGTTGCAGGAAGCTGAAAAACGATTTATTGAAGATTAGGGGTTTTCAAATAGTCAACACCTGTGTATATTTAAAGTAACGATATTTCAGACGATAGAGTCTGCAAGGTGACTGTGAACCTAAATCACTGCAAAAAGGACCAGAGATGTACTCTGCAGAAAAAATAGAACTAGACGAAGAAACTACTCGTAAATTACCTGAACCACAGGGTTACAAACTATTAATAGCAATACCAAAGTTAGAAGAAAAAACTATTGGTGGTGTTATTATTCCAGACAAATTAAAAGGAATGGAGCAAACAGCCTCTATTATAGGATTGGTCATAGCTTTGGGAAAAGCTGCATATAATGATGCAGATAAGTTTCCAGATGGACCATACTGTAAAGAAGGTGATTTTGTAATATTCAGATCATATTCTGGTACAAGGTTTAAACTCAGAGGTGAAGAATTTAGATTGATCAATGACGATACAGTTGAAGCTGTTGTTGATGATCCTAGAGAATATACGAGGGTGTAATGGAAAATACAGCAGAAAAAATAGAACAAGAAATTGATATGTCTAACGATCCTATAGAAATAGAAGAGATCAATGACACACCAGAAGCAGACAGAAAGCCTAAGAGAGCAGAAAACGTAGAGCCTCAAATACCAGATGATGATGAGGTATCTAAGTACTCAGGCGATGTGCAAAAAAGAATTAAACAGCTTAAATATGAGTATCATGAGGAAAGACGGCAGAAAGAAGAAGCTGCTAGAACTAAAGAAGAAGCAATTAGTGCTGCTTCTAAGCTCATGGAAGAAAATAAAAAATTAAGAAAAACCCTTGATGAGGGTGAGGGTGTTTTAGTTGAGCAGGCTAAAAGCAGAGTTCAAGCTCAGTTAGATCAGGCTAAACATAAATATAAAGAAGCATATGAGGCAGGCGACCCTGACAAATTAGTTGAAGCACAAGAAGAATTAAGTGCAGTACAAAACGAAAAGTTCAGAGTAGAAAGCTACAAGCCTCCTGTAAGAGCAGAAGAGCCTGATGTGTCTCCTCCACTCAATCAGGCTCCTGCACAGCCGCAAGTGCAAGCGCCTACTGGAAGAGATAAAGAATGGCTTGATTCTAATAGTGACTGGTTTCAAAAAGAGGGTCATGAGGATATGACAGGTTTCGCAATGGGCGTACACCAAAAACTAGTTAAAGCAGGAATTAACCCTAAACTAGATACAGAAGAATATTTTAAAAGAATTGATGATGCTATGGGAAAAGCTTTCCCAGATCATTTCCAAGACAAGCAGAATGTTGAGACAGAAGAGGTAGAAGCACCTCAACGACCTGCTGGTAACGTGGTTGCCCCTGTTAATAGAAGTGCAAAAAAACCACGCAAAGTGCAGCTAACCTCCACCCAGATAGGACTCGCTAAACGTCTGGGAGTTACACCTGAACAATATGCAGCGCAACTATTGAAGGAGTCAATATAATGGCTAATCGTGACCCACGCACACTTGAGACAAGAGATACATCAGAACGTAAGGTAACTTGGAAACGAGCTAATGCTTTACCAGACCCCGATCCACAAGAGGGAGTAGAATTCCGTTGGATTCGCACATCAACACTTGGTCAGAATGATAATACTAATGTTTCATCTAAATTTCGTGAAGGTTGGGAGCCAGTAAAACTAGAAGATCACCCAGAACTTAAAGTTTTACCAGATGTCGATTCCAAATTTAAGGGTAATGTAGAGGTTGGGGGACTGTTACTTTGCAGGAACTCAAAGGAAAACATGGATGCTCGAAGGGAATATCATCAGCAAAAAACTGCTAGTCAAATGGCAGCCGTTGATAATAATTACATGAGAGAGTCCGATCCACGTATGCCAGTACTCACACCAGAGAAAAGCACACGCAAATAAGAAATAAATTTTAACTTTTTTAAATGAAGGAGACAGTATATGTCCGCAACAGCAGCTCCTTTCGGTTTAAGACCAGTTGGAAACCTTGGTGGAACTTACAATAGTTCTTTTCGTCAATATCCAATACTGAGTACTGAATCAACAAGGATATGTTTCGGTGATGTTGTTAAGTTAACAGACGCCGGAAGTACTACCACTATCCAAAAAGATACTGGTACCACATCAGCTACACCCATTGGTATTTTCATGGGTTGTCGTTATACAGATATTAGCACAGGTCAAACACAATTCAGCCAAATTTGGTCGGGCACAGCTCACACCAATGGCATGGTTTATGTTGCTGACGATCCAAACATTTTGTTTGAGATTCAAGCAGATGGCAGTGTTAATGATGATGACATTGCAGCTAACGCAGCTTTAGTGCAAGGAACATCAAATGCAACTTTAGGTATTTCTAGAGTATCATTAGATATAAGCACTGCAGCAACTACAGCGGCTTTACCAATCAGAATTGTTGATTTCAGAGGTGGATTTGACGGTGATGAGAAAGGTACAGCTTTTCCTATAATGGTTTGTAAGTTTAATACAGGTCATCAACTTGGTATCGGTGTCGTTTCTGGCAACGCTCCATCAGCAGCTTAATAGGGAGATTGAACTATGGCTATTTCAAGAGCGCAACTCCTTAAAGAGTTGTTACCGGGTCTAAACGCCCTTTTCGGTCTAGAGTACCAAAAGTACGAAGACGAACATGCAGAAATCTATGACGTTGAAAATTCAGAGCGTAGCTTTGAAGAAGAAGTCAAATTGTCAGGATTTGGTGCAGCACCAATCAAGCAAGAGGGCGCAGCTATATCTTATGATACAGCTCAAGAGTCTTTCACTGCTAGATATAATCATGAAACTGTTGCAATGGGTTTCTCCATCACTGAAGAAGCGATGGAAGACAACTTGTATGACTCACTATCAGCGAGATATACAAAAGCATTAGCAAGAGCTATGGCTTATACAAAGCAAACAAAGGCAGCTTCATTGCTTAATACAGGTTTTGACACTTTCACAAGTGGTGACGGACAATTCCTATTTGATACAGATCATCCGACTGTAGCAGGTGGTAATAACCGTAACAGACCTACATCTGGTGCTGACTTGAATGAAACTTCATTAGAGCAAGCCGTTATTGATATTGCAGCTTTCGTAGACGAAAGAGGCTTATTGATTGCAGCTAGACCTAGAAAGTTAATCATTCCACCGGCATTAATGTTTGTTGCTACAAGAATTCTACAATCAGAATTAAGAGTAGCGACTGCAGACAATGACACAAATGCATTAAGATCAAATGGGTCAATCCCAGAAGGCTATTCTGTTAACCACTATTTAACAGACTCAGATGCTTTCTTTTTGACTACAGATGTTCCTAATGGAATGAAGATGTTCGTAAGAACACCTATGTCAACTGCAATGGATGGAGATTTCAACACAGGTAATGTAAGATACAAAGCCCGTGAGAGATATTCATTCGGTGTATCAGATCCATTAGGTATGTATGGATCACCGGGTGCATAAATAAAATAATATAGAGGGGCGTAAATCGCCCCTTTACTTTTTCCCTTAACAGTTACATTGTGTAACTGACACTTGCCACGATAAGGAGATTTACATGGCTAATACTACTTTTAACGGACCAGTCCGTTCCGAAAACGGATTTCAAATAGTTTCAAAAGATGCCACCACAGGCACCGTTACCACTGTAGCAAGCACTGCTTCAACTGGAATTGTAACTAATAAATTTACCAAACATGTTGGCTTTGCAACTGGAGTTACTGTAAATAGTACTGCAGGAGACAGTGCAGCTATTGGTGAATTCACCCAACCTGCAAACACAATCATTACTGACATAAAGATACTCTGCGTTACTGCTCCAGTTATTGGAACTGGTGATATTGGATATGAAGTTGGTACATCTAGTTCTGGCGCACAGATTGTTGCAGCAGTAACTGACGAGATTCTTGATGGTGGCACAACTGTTGTTGTTGGTAATGTAACAACCACTACGCTTGTTGCAACAACACAAAATGCGACTACTGCTCCAGTTTCTCCGCAATATACTTCTGCTGAAAGAACTATATTTTGTAACATCACAAACACTGTGAATTCAACAACAGATGGGTCTTTCACATTCATTATTGAGTATGTACAAGTAGCATAGGAGGTTTATATGTCAGGTCGATCAGACACAAAGGCATTTAACATTAACCAAGGCGATGCCGCTGCTGTTCTAGGCCCTCAAAGGTCTAGAATTAGGCAGGTTGTTATATTTGGTAATGCTGCTGGTGTATTAACAATAAAGGATGGATCAGGTGGAGAAACTTTATTACTTCAAAGTTTTCCTACTGGGTTACATACACTGAACTTGCCGGATCAAGGAATATTAGCTGAGAATGGTGCTTATGTTCATGGTTTTACTGGTTCAGGTAATAAGTTAACCTTGTTCTTGTCATAATGGCTACAAAAGGCACAATGAAAGGTCACACTATAGGGGGCGGTCACAAACGCCCTACTAAGTCAGGCGCAGGCATGACTAAAAAAGGTGTGGCTAAATATCGCAAAGATAATCCCGGATCAAAACTAAAGACAGCTGTTACTGGTAAAGTAAAAAAAGGTAGCACTGCAGCAAAGAGACGTAAGTCTTATTGTGCAAGATCAGCAGGGCAAATGAAACAATTCCCTAAAGCTGCAGCTAATCCCAATAGTCGTTTACGACAAGCTAGAAGAAGGTGGAAATGTTAATGACACAAAAAAATGTTCAGTCTTTGCAAATAGAATTTGCCGAATGGAAGTCCAAACAAGATTATCTTGTTAAACATGTTGATGAGTTAAGATCAGATATGACAGATATCAAAAGGGCTGTATTTCAAGCTAAGTGGATGTTGATTGGTGCTTTAGCAGTGATAGCTGTAACTAATACAGGAGCGGTAACTGAATTGTTATCGTTACTTAAATAATGATATCAAGAACTACAATGAACAAACAAATGAAGGGAAATAAAATGGCATTACCAAAACCAAAACCAAAGAATCTTAAAAAGAAAAAAATAGGTGACGACTTTGTTGCTGGGGTTAAAAGTTTCTTTACCGGTTCTAAGAAAAAAGTCCCTAACAGTAAGAAAAGCCCTATTAGAAAACTAGCTGATGCTAAAAAAGCTAAAAAAGAAAAAACTCTTAAATCTCAAAAAGAGTCTACAAAATTTATAGGTAAAAAAGCCAATGCAACCGTAGATCCTCGTATAGTAAAAAAAGCTAAACCTACAAAAGGTCCTGTAGTTACTAAAGAACAGTTAAAGAAATCAGGATTAAGTCTTCGTGATTACATGAACTTTCAACAAGGCAAAACAAGAAAGAAAGGCCCTGTAGTTCCTAAGAGAGTTGCTCCGTCAGCAGGTGCTGGTAATGTTAAAACAGGTGACAAAAAAAGGAACGTAGTTGTTAAGAAAAGATATGGCGGCTCTATGAAGAGGGGTAAATAAAATGCCGATAGAAATTAAAAAAAGAAAAACAGGAAAGTATTCTCCTCCAAAACCACCTGCTAAGAAAAGAACTCCTATAGAATCTAAAAGCGGTGGAGTTATAAGAAAAAACATAGGAAAGATGTTAGAAACATTTTCTCCTGCCTATAGTATTATGAAGGGTAAAGGCCCAATATCTGGTGCTTTAGCTCAATTAGGAAAAACAGGTATGAGTCCTATTGGCTCTCTTGCTTTGGATAAAAGAGAAGAAGCAAAGAAAAGAAAAATGGCTATGGCTGCAGGAAGAAATGCAGGTAAGTCAGGTAACAATAGAATGACTCCTATGACAGGCATGATGGCTGGTGGCCCATTGAGAAGAAAAAAGTCAATAGATGGTTGTGCTATGAAGGGAAAGACGAGGGCTGTATAATGATTGATCAAATATGCCCTATTTGTAAAACAGCTATAAAAGAAACAAAAGAAAACTCTGTTGAATGCACAACATGCCAAGCTGTTATATCAGATGATGCAAGATGGGAAAGTTCTTTTGGTTATGAGTGGGTTAAAGAATTAAAAGAGATTCAAGATGCCCAATCGTAACTATCGTGGTGAATACGATAATTACCACAAGAAACCTGTTCAGAAGAAAAGAAGAGCTAGTAGAAACACAGCTAGGTCTACTATGAAAACTGCAGGTAAAGTCAAAAAAGGTGATGGTAAAGATGTTGCTCACAAGAATGGCAATCCTAAAGATAACAAAAGAAAAAATCTTACAGTAAAGCCTAAGTCAGTTAACAGATCATTTGCCAGAACAAGTAAAGCAAAAAAAGTTAACAGGAGAGCTTAGTGAAAGTAACAAGGTTAAATAGTGGTGGCTTTTTAACATCTGGTAGTGATGCAGGTGATCTAGCCATACTTCGTAAAGCAAAGAATATAGATGACGGCTCTGGCATGAAAGCTGGTGGTAGAGTTAAAAAGAAAAGCAAGGTCAATGAGGCAGGTAACTATACTAAGCCCGGACTTAGAAAAAGCATATTTAATAGAATTAAAGCAGGCGGCAAAGGCGGTGCGCCCGGTCAGTGGTCTGCTCGTAAAGCACAAATGATGGCTAAAGCTTACAAGAAAGCAGGTGGCGGCTACAAATAAGGAATGATACATTATGGACCCAGTTACTATATCTGTCGCAATGGGAGTTGCGAATAGCGCATTTAACGCTATTAAGTCAGGATTTGCAGCAGCAAGAGATATAGAACAAATGAGTGGGGACATAGGTCGTTGGATGGGAGCTGTCTCAGATATTGATAATGCGGAAAAGCAAGCTAAAAATCCTCCCCTGTTTGGCAAATTGTTTAAAGCTGGTTCTATTGAAGAGGCAGCTCTCGCTGCTTATGCAGCCAAGAAGAAACTTGAGGAACAAAGGTACGAACTCAAGATGTTTCTAAACTTAACTCATGGGCCACAAGCCTATGATGAGCTTTTGCAGATGGAAGGCCAAATAAGGAAAGACCGTCAAAGAACAGTTTACAAACAACAGCAATTACGAAGACAAGTAGGTGAAGGTATTGCTTGGATATTTTTGGTATTAGTTGTTAGCGGATTTATGCTGTTAGTAGCATCTATATGGTTTAAGAAAGCGCATGCTAAAGGTAAAATTTATAACGCACCAAAAGATTATACAAGGCAACAAAAAATTAATAATGGTACTATTACACAACCAGTCATGACAACATGCAGGTTAAAAGTACAAAAAGTATTTAAAGATAAAATGGCTTGCGTATATGTAGGCGCACAAAGAACATATGAATTAGAGTTTACAGACATTCATATAGGATGCCCTCGCAAGTATAAATGTAAACTTAATCCCAATGGAAAAGAGCCTAGCATTGATCAGGTTATGGAAAGCTTGAGGAGTATAGCTAAATGAGCAAAAAACTTGAAAATAACAGTAAATACAATGAATATGACATTGACGGGGATGGTGTAGTTACTGATGAAGAGTTAGAGCATGCTAAGATGATGAAAGAGACAGAAACTCAATTAAGGAAACAGCTTGCTCAACTAAGGATGGCAAGATATACTTTAGTTGCAATGGGAGTATTTACAGTTGCAATGTTTATTATTGATATTGAAAGAGTAAAGGCTTTGTCAGATATTAGTAATTTGTTTTATTTAAGTGGGGCAGGTATTGTTGGAGCTTATATGGGTACAACAGCTTGGATGAATAAAAAGTAATGTCTAATTTAAAAAAACCACAAAGGAGCTTAAAAGCTTGGGGTAGACAGAAGTGGCGAACAAAAAGTGGTAAACCTAGTACACAGGGGCCAAAAGCAACAGGCGAGCGTTATTTGCCTGCGAAAGCAATTAAAGCTTTATCTTCCTCTGAATACGCCGCCACTACGGCTAAAAAGCGAAAAGCAATTAAGCGAGGAAAACAAGTGGCTAAACAGCCAACTAAGATTGCACGAAAGACGAAGTCTTATAGAAAGGTCACTTAAATGGCAGTAGTAGTACCAGATATACCAGATTTATTTGAAGAGGCTTATCAAAGAGCTGGATTAGAATTAAGAACAGGTAATGACCTAAGAAACGCCAGACGTAGTTTTAATATATTAACTATGGAATGGCAGAATAGAGGCCTGAATCTTTGGACTATAGAGGCAGGAACTCAAGCATTAACAGCTGGTACAGCAACATACACTCTTCCTGCAGATACCGTTGATGTAATAGAGCATCAAATTAGAACAGGAACTGGAACCAGTCAGACAGATACAAACTTAACGAGAGTTAGTGTTTCAACATATGCCAAGCAATCAGCAAAGAATACAACTGGTAAACCCACACAAATATTTATACAAAGACTTGCAGCTTCCACAACAGTAACCTTGTGGCCTGTTCCAGATAGCGCATCTACATATACTTTATCTTATTATAGAATTGCAGGAATTGATGGAATATCATCTGGTATAGATGGAACAACTACATCATTTGTGCCACCAAGATTTGTTCCTTGTCTAGTATCTGGACTTGCTTATTATATAGCTATGAAAAGACCAGAAGTTGCAAATAGAGTAACACCTCTTAAACAAGAATATGAATTTCAATTTGAATTAGCAGCAGGTGAAGATTCAGAAAGTGCATCTGCTAGATTTGTACCTTACGACACATTTTATGGAGCTTAACTATGGCAGACAATACAAAAAAAACAGTTAAAGATGGTAAAATTCTTACAGCAAAAGAAAAACGAAAGTTGGAATTTGAAAAAGCTAAGAAAAAGATTAATGATCCTAATTATAACGTAGCGTCAGGTGAAATACAAAAAAGTAAAAATAATCAGACAAATGTAAAAAAGAACATAAAAGATGCTAAAATAAGAAAGAAAGAACGTCTTGATAAAAATACAAAAATAGTAAACACAGGCAGACCCAATGAGAACAAAAGAGTTCTTAAAAAGGGAAATTTTGGCGAAGATATACAAAGCCTTATAGGATTAACTCCAGCAGGACTTTTAAGAAAAAAAGCTGTGAAAAATATTTTTAACATGTTTAAATCTAAAAAAACCTCTGGATCTAAAAATAAACCTAAAGAAATAGAAAGTCCTAAAAAAGTAAATGTTCCTGTTAAACCAAAAAATACTAATATAAAAAATCGTAGTACATCTTTAGTGAACAGACCAAACCAAAATAAAATATCTTCTAACAGAGGTCCTAATTCTCAACAGTTAGCAAATAGAGCAGTTGTTACATCTGGTTTAAGTGAGGTAATTAAACCTAAAAAATCTGTGGCTAACACAATAGAAAAGAAAAAGGAAAAGACAAAAAAGAATTTTGGTTTAGGTGGAACTGATCAAATTAAAAAACCTAGCGTTAAGCAGGGCCCATCAAAAGGTCCTCTTAAATCAAAGCCAGTAAAGAAAAAAAGCAGAAGCAATATATCTAATTCTTCATCTTATGATGCAGACTTTACTAGAAAAGGCTTAGAAAAAAGAGGCCTTAAAGCTAAAAACTTTATGTCACCTAAGAATTTTGCATCAACAACAAAAGAAAAAGAAAGAAAGATTGGTGTTGCAGGGAATTTCAATACTGGGGGGCCTTTAAAATCAGTTCCTGAAGGCAATAAAGGATTAGGTAAGTTACCTACACCAGTTCGTAATAAAATGGGTTATATGAAAAAAGGTGGCATTGTAAAGATGCGTGGTGGCGGAGCAGCTACTAGAGGAATGAATTTTAATAGAGGTCGTTAATTGTCGCAACTTATATGCAATCTTCCTGCAATTCATGTTTGGGTAAGAAGAGAGTACCTTAGAGATCATGAAGATGGTCATGGAGAGTTCGTTAAAGGTGTATGGGTTTCTTGTAAATCTATGCCGGGTAGAGCTTTCTATTTTGAAACCTACCTTCCTGATTATGGGGCCATGTTCGACAAGCTACCAATTAGTGCATTTGTTTCTGAACCAGAGACACCTAAAAAAGATTTAGAGCTTCATAACCTGCAGTTTTGGAATTGTATGGATTATGGCGTTGTATCTATACATAAACAATTTGTTAGCTCAATGATGTTTGAGGCATATACAAGAGATCAAGGCAAGCTAAAAGGAACTTATGTAGCAACTATAGATAATTATCATGCAGATATAAATACTATAGACTACAGCACAAGCGAAACACCTGCAGAACATAAGTCTCATAATATACTTGAACTAGAAAATGGGCAGTTTGGTATGTATCCTAATAACAGAATGAGAATATACGATAACAGCTTAACACCAGACAAGCCCTTGATGCCTGACTTCAAAGTGAGTACAATGGAATATCAAGTAGAAAATAATCCTAGTTTAAGCAGGTATGGTGATAGCGATGATTATTTTTACAAAAGTAAGGATGAAAAATAATGGCATATACTAGTGGAAAACATGCATTTGGTATCTGTGACAGAACAGGATTTAGATATGACATAAAAGACCTTGTATTTGAGGTCGAGAACGGCGTTAGAACGGGTCTAAGGGTAGGTTATGATGTTGTTGATAGAGATCACCCACAAAACTTCTTAGGTAGGCTTAAAATAGATGATACGCAGAGTTTGTTAGATGCAAGACCAGATAGATTAGAACCTGCTACAGAGCGTCTTTTATTGGTTGACCCATTCACAACAGCTGCAGCAGATAGTGGCAGTACAGTAATTACAGTTGTAGAAAAGAGTCACGGAAGAGCTACATCAGATAGAGTTAGATTTAGAAACTGTGTAGGATTTGATGGAATTACTCAAGCTAACTTTGAATTAGCTGTAGGATATGTTATAACTAAAACAACAGATGATGCATATACAATAAGTATTTCTGCATCTTCTACAACAGGTTCTGTTACTGGAGGAGGTGTATTTGTTACAGTTGGTCCAGTTTCTTTGGAGGCTTAAATGAGCTTTACGTTTGCACAATTAAAGACAGCAATACAAGATTACACTGATAATTCAGAATCATCATTTGTTTCTCATCTTTCTGATTTTATAAAAGCATCAGAAGAAAGAATATTTAAAAGTGTTGATCTAGAAATATTTAGAAAAAATGTTACCTCTGCTTTTACCTCTAGTGATAAGTTTTTAACAATTCCTGCTGATTATTTATCTACATTTTCTATGCAAATCACAACTGCAGGTAGCGAGGCTTTCCTTTTACAAAAAGATGTAAACTTTTTACAAGAAGCCTATAGTGGCTCTACATCTACAGCAACTCCAAGATATTATGCTCAATTTGACGAAGATAATTTTATAGTTGCCCCTACCCCAAACTCAAATTACGCAATAGAATTACACTATTATTATAGACCAACTAGCTTAACAGCAGGTGCAGATAGTGCTACAACATGGTTAAGTGAAAATGCACCATTTGCATTATTGTTTGGTGCATTAGTAGATGCGTACATTTTTATGAAAGGTGAGCCTGACCTAATACAGCAATACGAAAAAAGATTTATAGATCAATTAACAAGACTTAAAGATTATGGAGAAGCAAGAGAAAATACTGATGCTTATTCTGAAGGTCTACCAAAAGCACAAAGAACATAGGAGCTTAAAATGGCAACAGCAAATGCAGCAACCACCTTTTTAGAAAATAGACTTTTAAGTTTTATTTTTAAAAATAACGCAGCATCTTTTAGTACACCCGGTGACGGCATTTATGTAGGACTTGCAACGGCAGTGTCTAACTTTAATGATACTACAGGTGAAACAGATGCACCTACAATAACAGAAGCAACCTTTGGTGCTTATGCAAGGCAACAAGTTGCAGCATCAGGATGGACCTTAACTTCTGATACTACTGAAGCACAAACAATTAAAAATGCAGCAAATATAGAATTTCCAGCATCTACTGGTACAAGCAATGTAATAAGTCATGTGTTTGTAGCAACGCATGTAAGTGCTTCTTTGGATACAGAGGGGTCTGGTGGTAATGTTCTCTTTATAGGTGCTTTAGATGCTACTAAAACTATAGCCACTGGAGACATATTTAGAATTAATACAAACA